CGGCGGCGGCAATTGCCGAAGCCGTAATCACCCGACCCGTCGCATCCATCGCCAGCGCCGCGCCGACGGCAATCGCCGCACCGGCTTCCGCCACGGCGGTGCCCAGCCGGCACACCCGCACGTACTGGCCCGAGGCCGCACTAAACTCCGCGATGCCCAGCACCTTTTGCCCTGCCACTGTTGCCTGCGCACCGTTAAAGCCCACGCCCCGGTATTCGGTAACAGCGCCAGAGGCCAGCACTGGCAGGGACAGCACACTGATTCCTTGTTGACTCATGACTGCTCCTTATTAACGGCCGCCCACAGCCTTGATAGCCGCGGTGTATTCGACCTGGTGTTGCTGCTGGTACGCGACAGCACGGGCATGCAGGCCCAGTGATTCCTGATTGACCTGGGCACCGGTCGGCGCCGCAAAATCGATGGTTTGGCCGTCACCGGGAACCTCACCACCTGCGCGCTCCTGAAAATCGACCAGCTTGGGCTGCGCTGCCAAGTAGTCCTTGAAGCCCGCGAGCGCGGGTTTCGCCTGCTTGTCAGCGCCCTCGCCAAACTCGACAACGCCAGCCTCAGCGAGGTGGTCCATGAAGCTGGCGATAAAGTCCTTATGCACCGGCAGCAGCCGGCCCTCTTTTGCCAGCTTTTCGGCGAAGGCGATGTTGTCGACGTGCAGTGCAGCGGACTTTGCCGCCTTCTCGCGGGCCTCAACCTCAGCAAGCTGCTGCTTCAAGTGCACGTTCTCCGCCTCGATGGCGGCTTTCTGTTCGGGGGTCACGGGGGTCTCCTGTTGCTGCAGTTCGGAAAATGCCGGCGTGGCCAGCGGAGTTTCGTCGGCGTCCTCTTGGCGCGCTTCTGCCTCCAAGGTTTCGACGGAGTAAGAGGGGATAGTCTTGTCGGCCTCATCGACGCCAAAGCGGCCGATGATCCATTCGCGCATGCGGCGCCACAGGTTGGCGTTTTGCATGTCGGACCAGTCGCCAAACTCAACGACACCGGCTTCAGCCTCGGCAAACTCAGGATTGCGCAGCCCCTTGACGGCCGGCGGCTGGGCGCCAAGAAAGCCGACGTGCCGTAGGTAATACACACCGGGCACAGGGTTCTGCGGAGAGTCGGGGGCGTAGAAGCTGGAGGAGATCTTCTTGAAGGAGCCGCGGCCGACCATTTCCGCGAAGGCGGGGTCGAGCTGATGCGGATCGGCCTCAAGGCCAGCATCAAAGGACAGGCGCTTGACCCAGCCGTAAGCCGGCGCATCGTGGCGAGGGTGGCCGACAACCAGCGGTGCTTCGTGCAGCGCGGGGTCGTAGGCCCGGGCGCAGGCGGCGAGGTCGGCTTCGCTGAAATCCAGCACGGCACCGCTCATGGCGGTATGCCGGCCAGGCCGGAAAATCTCGAGGGGTTTGGTCGGGGTGCTCATGGGATGCCATGATGGCGAGCACCCCCGGGACGGGTAAGGCGGAAAGGTTGCCGGGGGCAAGCAGGGCAGGGCCTGCGCTTTTTCAGCTTACCCCGAAGCGGCAGCGCCCCGCAAACCCCGTTACTACCCCGTTACTTTCCACGATCACCACCTCGCCGCTAGATCGGTGGCTCCCACCCCCCTAAAAACGCACCAGCGGCGTTTCTAGCCGATGACCCCGGCGAGGAAGCTGGACGTCTTGCTGACGATCTTTACTTCGTCTGCCGTGGTGAGCTGCAGGAAGGGGCGGGCCGGGATGGCGATGCTGTGTGCGGCCTGCTCGAACCACCGGGTTTGCACGCGCTTGTGGCTGGCCTTGGCGAAGATCAGGCCCTTGCCGTTGAAGTGCTCGGTGCGAAGCAGTTCGCCTTTTGCGTCGGTTCGGTGCCGCACCTGTCGGCTTTGTGCCGCCTTGTTGATATTTCCACCGAACTGGTGGATAGCGGCATACACCAGGTTGGTGCCCACCTGGGCGGTCGTGGCGGTGTAACGCATCGTGATTGATGTGCGCAGCTTGCCGGAACGGATCAGTGGATCGTCGCTGTAACCCTTCTTGCGTTTCTCCTTCAGAGTGGATGGCGCGAGGCCCATCCACGCAGGACGGCCATGCTGCGAGAAGTTCTCCATCGAGGCGTCGTGCATCACCCCGGCAATCTGGGCCATCAGCGGCGAGGCATCGCCGGCAAACTTCGCCAACCGGGTCATGGCGGCGGTAACGGGGGCAGCATCAACCTTGAGTTCGATCATGGGCTATACTCTTTTCAGGTACCGGAAACACGGTGAATACTCCCGGCCGTAGCCCGCCCAGCAGCATCGGGCGGAGCGCGTGGAGGTGGATGTGGGAGTCCTCCCCGGTGCCGACCCTACAGATCGAGGGCGTTTCTTACGACCACCCCGCGCTTCATCGCTTGCCGTGCAGCTTTCTCGCTGCTCAAGCGGAACGATGTCAAAAAGAGCGCATTCCCGGATTTGGTCGCTTTCACGACGGCGTGATACATGCGCCCGGCCTGACGCACGAACACCAGGCTGGTGTCCCCGTCACGGATCAAGAGCTGCGCGGCCTCAATGGTCGGCTGCACACGCCAGTAATCCTCAAGGCCAATGCCTTGCCCTTCGCGGCTCACCAGCTGCTTGACCAGCGTATCGTCCGACAGCCACACGGTCTGCGTCTTTGCGCCGAGCAGCGCACGTTCATCGGCACCCAGCACCGCCACCGGGTAGCGCTGGCCAACCGCAAGCAGGTAGCGCAGATCGCCCAAGGTCCGGCCGTCCGCCACACCGGCAGCTACTTTCCCTTCGAGCCCGCTGTACCACTGCGCAAAGGCTGGCCCGGTCAGCTCGCCGTGCACGTAGGCACTTGCCACCTTCGGCTCGTAGCGGTCCAGCTCGGGCTGGAAGCTCACCCGGCCCGCGTTGAAGTTAAAGCCCGGATCCGGCGCGAAGTACTTGCCCGGCGCGTACTCGAAGCGCGTCACCGTGGCTGTTGGTGCGCCTGGCTTGCGCGAGGTGGGCATCTCGATGTCCGAGAGCCGGCCCTCGCTTGTCGAAAGATCGATGTTCCGCGCCTGAATGTCCTGCCGGTCCAGCGCCCGCACCGAGCAACGGCAGCAGTAGCCGTTGGGCGGAAAACTCGTCCCCCACAGCGGATCGTCAAAACGGAATACCCGGCCGTTGAGTGCCGCATGGGCCGGGCGCGTCCGGCTGTCCATCACCGCCACGTATTCCCAGTAGGGCCTGTCTGCGACGTTACCCATGAAGGCTTTGTAATGCCCGGCCATGTAGGCGCCCTGCATGTTGATGTCGAAGATCGTCGCCAGGCGCCGCGGCGTGAGGCCCTTGCCAGCCATCTCGCCAGTTTCCGGGTCGGTCTGTGCCGCTAGGCCCCACCAGCCCTTGCGCTCCAGGAGCGGAGCCAGCTTGCGGGCAAAGGTTTGCCGCGTCTCGCCGCTCTTCAGCGCGTCCACCAACCCAGTCTTGATGTCGGCCAACACATCCAGCTTGGTGATGCCTGCCACCGTGAACGCCTTGGCGTGGGCCTCCTGCCACACGTCGCGCCAACTCCAGCCGATGGCATAGCCCTTGGCCTCCAGGTAGGCAATCGCATCCTCTGGCGGCAGGCCGATCAGGTGCGCGAGATCAGGTGCGCCCACTGATGCGCCCCCACACGTCGGCCACAAAGATCGCCCTGGCAATCAGCGTTTCAAGCGCAGCGCTGTCGAGCTGGGGGTATGCGGCAAGCAGGGCGTCGCCGGCGGCATCCGGCCCCTCGCCATGTTCCAGCGCGGCGATGGCGGGCGCCAGCATGGCACGCATGGCCGTGTCGATGGCGTCGGCCGGCAGGTTGGCCAGCGCCATGTCGAGGGCTGCCTGAGCAGGGTCGGTGGCAAGCGGTGCTTCGGCAAAATCAGCGCCAGGCGTCGGCGTGTTGCCGGCCTTTGGCCGCACATCTTCCCACTCGCCACCATAGGCTTCCTGCACATGCGCCAAGGTCGGACGAAAGCCCATTGCGAAGAGGTTTTTATCGCGCTCGCTACGGGCCTTCTCATCAACCGGCTTTTTGATCGGCCGCCAGATTTTCGGCGGTTTCGCGCCGGGGCAATTAAACGCCGTCAGCCACGGGCTTAGGGTGGCGTTGAGTACGGCAGAGAGCAGGTCGGCATCAGCTTGAACCAGCTCCAGGCGCACCTCCTCACGGGTGTTGGCGGCTGCGGCCAGCCCGCCGCCACTGCCTTTGCTGGCCGGCGATTCGCCGAGCACCGCAACGGTGATCTGCTCATCCATGTAGCGTGCGAACTGCTCGTAACTCGCCGTGCCGCCGCGCGTCGCCTCCAGCAGTGACACCTCCATGCCCTGCGGCACGGCAACGCCGGCATCCTGGGCAATAGCAGCCAGTGCGTTGAGCAGATCTCGCTTACCCGGATCCAGCGTACCGGATGGATACTTCCCGACCACGGTCGGCGAGCCGAACTTGTCGAGAAACGTGAGCCAGAAGGTAATGTCCTTGCGCTTGAAGAAGGTGGGCCAAAAGAGGCGTGACCCCAGCCCCAGGCCGTAGGGGTTGCCGTCCTTGGCGCCGAAGCTGTGCACGATGAACTTGCGCGGCGGAACGGCTTCCCCTTGGAGCAGGGCCGACCAAGTCTTGAGCCGTAGCCGGTACTCGACATCAAAGGCAAAGCGACGCTGATCGCGCGGCCGCACCTCTCGCAGTACAACCTCACGGCCATCGGTGTCCCACATGAGCTCGCCGACCGCAAAGCCCTTGAGCAAGGCGTCTAGCAGGTTGTAGCAGGCAAGATCGAAATTGCTGGCGAGCGCAACCTGCTCGCCGGGGTTATCCGTTGCCGGCTCGCCGAGGGCGGCCAGTTGGGCGCGCACCATGTCGGCGGCCCGCACATCGGCGGCGCTGCTCGATGCCGGGTCAACCTGCCAGGGCCGCGCCACCACGGCGAGCTTGCGCTTTTGCAGCATCCCGTAGGCGTGGCAATCCCGTTCGATCTCGTCGTATATCTGATAGCTCTTGCCCGCTCCCCGCGTGTGCAGCGTCTGGTCGCCAGACTGCAATATCCCGAGGTACGGGGCGTGGAGGATATCTTTCGCGGCAGTGGCGATCTCATCGCGAATAGGCTGGCCGTGTTGGTTGAGAAGGGCAGTCATGGGCTCACAAGTAGTCGCGGTAACGGTCGGGGGAACGGGCGCCAGCGCCCACGCTGCTGAACTCGATCTGGACATCGTCTTCGCGGCTGGCCGCATAAGCCATCAGATAGGCTACCCCCGCATCACCGTGGCGCTGCTGCCCGTCCTGCCCCTTGCTGCGGGTGTCCGGCAGCAGCGGAATGCCTTTGACGACTTGGAAGGCGCGCAGATCGTCCAGGTGATCGGCGTCGCGGATCAGCTCGACGGTGCCGTCCTCCAGGCCGGCCTTGAAGGGCGCGGTGTTGTCCCGATACCACCCCTGCGAAAGCATCACAGCCTCGACGCGTGGCCCCCACTTTTGCACGGCCTTTTCGGCCAGGTACTGGCCGTTACCGCGCGCGTCGAGTTTTCCGGCAAACAGCCGGGGCAAGCGTTCACCTATATAGAAGAGGGCCTCGCGCTGCTGGTCGAAGGGGCAGTCGGAGAGCTCCAGCCCGAGTGCAAAGCGACGGCGCAGCGCTGCGCCTATCTGAAAGGCCAGCAGCACCGACAAGTCGCCGTTGCGGCCAAAGTCCATGCCAAAGCCCGAGCGCAAAGCGGGGTCGAGGGTGGCCAGCACGGGGCGGACATGCGTATCGAGCCAGTCGCGCATCTCGGCTGTACGCAGGTGCTCGGGCCACAGCGCAAAATCCTTGGCCGGCGGCTTCCAGCGCAGCACCGGCGCCGGCACCATGCGCGCCTCGATCAGCGCACGCGACAGCCAGGCGCCACCGCTGTTGCTCGGCACACAGTCGAGTTCCTCGTCCGCCGCGGCGCCGTACTGGCTGTAAATCCCCGCGACCCACGCATCCTTTGCCTCAGTGCTCGGGGTTTGCCGCGTGCGCAAGCACACCCGCTCATACAAGCCGTCACCCACCGCCTCCAGGAAGGGCACCCGGTGCAGGCTGTACGGCCGCTTGCCGGCGCGAATATCGAGGCACAGCCCGTTGAACGGGTTGTCCACCCCGTTATGCGTCGAGATCACATGCACCTCGCCCCCCCAGATCAGGAGCGCCAGCGCCGCCTTCAGCAACTCGGCCTGGTCCGTGTGAAAGGCGAACTCATCCAGGATCACCCGGCCTTGTTTGCCCCGCAGGTTGCGCGGCGCCGACGACAGCGCCTCGACCCTAAAGCCTGACGAGAAGCGCAGCGTGTAGATAAAGATCGACTTCTTCTCGTCACCCTCGTGCCACACCTCTTCGGTTTCCGAGATTTCGCCCGCCGCCAGCGAATAGGCTGCGGCAAAGGCCGCGCAGTCCTTGATGAACTCCTGCGCCATCTCCTTCATGTAGCCGATATAGAAGGCGTTCATCCCTGACTGGCTGGCGGCGAGCAGCGCCGTATCGGCTGCCTCGGCCCACGACAGGCCGATACGCCGGCTTTTCTCGATCACCTTCACCTGGGCACGGTCGCGCACCCAGCGCTGTTGATACGGCAGCAGCGCCGTGGGCGTGCGCGCAGCGCGGGATTCCACGACTGCGCTCATTCCGACACCCCGAGAATCTTGGCGCGGATCACTTCTGCCGAGTCGTCCGACAGGCCGGAGGACTTGGTCGAGTCGGTAGCACCGGCCGCACGGGCGCGGGCGCGCAACTCTTCGAGTGGCGCGGCGATCTGCAGTTTGCGGGTTTTGGCGAACGCGTCGAGCAGATCGGCCAGTACCATGCCACGGGCCGGGGCCACGCTGCCGGTCCACGTGGCTAAGGCCTTGAGCACATCGATCGTTAGCGCCTGTTCGCTCACGTCCGGCATGAACGACTTGGCGGCGCTGCGCAGCTTGCTCATTGTGTCGCCCAGCGATGCGACAGCGCTGGCCGATTCTGCCGGGTCTCGGATCTCCCCGAGCCGATCCAGCAGCGCCTCGCAGCGCATCAGCGCAGCGGCGATGATGCGGCCCATGGCCTGCTCGATGCCGCCGCCGGCCACGATCATGGAGGCGGCCCGAAAACGGTCCCAATCGTCGCCGGCACTGCGCGCCGCCCGGAACCAGTTCCGCGCAGTGGGGTAAGGCACGCCGACTTTGTCGGCCGCAGCCTCCAGGGGCAAACCACCGATGTAGGCGGTGCGGAGCTGCATCTTTACTGCGGGATCGTGGGCCATGTCAGAGCACCAGGGTGCGAAGGGCGGGCTTGATGGCCACGTCCCACAACCAGGGCAGGCCAGTAGCGGCGGCTGCTCCGGCCGCGATACAGATGGCTGCAAAAAGATTGAATGCCGGACCGAAGTTCGGAGGCATCAGAGAACCACCCAAGCGAGGCCAGCACCGACGGCGACGCAAGCAATAGCCAGCACACCCACGGCCGGGCCGATCTCACGGCCATCAACGGCGCAGACCATGGCGAAAGATGCAAAGGAACGAAGCAGGCGGCGCATCAGAAAAGCTCCCTCAAAAGTTCAGCGTGCTCACGCCCCTCGGCCGTGATTTGCACCATGTCTCCACTCACTCGAACGGCGCTAAATTCGGCCAGGCAGCGCAGGTCAGAGCGAACTTTGTCGAGCGTCACGGCGATGCCATGCACGGCCTCAAGCTCATTGCGCAGTTCGCGGGCAACGCTGTGGCCACCGGCAAACGCCAGCGTGCAAAGCAGCGAGTTGCGGCGCTTCTTGTCGTCATCTGTCATTGCTTACCCTTCTTGTTTGCGCAGCAACATGCGGAGAATGTCGGTCTGCCCACGGTTTTCGCCGACCAGCTGATTGACGGTGGCTGACAACGCATTGACGGACTCATAGACCTTGGCCAGATCGCTATGCGACGGAATGCTCTCGATCTTGGCTTCAATCCCCGAGAGGCGCTGGCTGTGCTGGTTCAGCGAATCGGCTGTTGCTGCCTTATGGCTCGCCAGTTGATCGGCCGTTGCGCGGTTCTTGCGATCCATAATCGCCCACCAAAAGTTCGCGAAAAGGCCCGCCGCAACAAGCACGTCAAAGTAGAACCGCAGGGCGGCGTAATCGATATTCATTGAAAGCCTCAGCGGCGATAACGCCGGGCGATCCGCTCGGCTTCGGTTTGACAAGCGACGCACAGCTGCACGCCGGGGATGGCTTCTCGCCGCTCTTCAGGGATGTGGCTGAAACACCCCACGCACTCCTGGGCACTGGATACCTCCCAGTTGCGCTTGTAGTGCCCTCGGGCGGCCTCAATGGCGGCCTCCCGGTCCTTCTCTTCCTGCTCGCTGGCACGGTCGAATTCATCCATTACTCAAGGGCCTCCGTGCAAGCGGTATGGACACGGCGGCAGTCGCCATAGAGCTCCATAAGGTCACTCACCCACCGGCGAAACGTCACCGGCTGGCCGTCGGTCAGGGTTGGCATCGGTGGGCACGGTGCCTGGCAGGCTGCCGGCGGTGGGGCCAGAAGCGGCGTTGATGGCATCGACGGAGCGGCGGAACAGGCTGAGAGACTCAGTATCGAGGCCACAATCAGCAGCAGCCGGATGGCGGGCAATGTCATGTTCGAGTGCATCACGGCGCCTTACGCCAGCCACTTTCGCGGCTGCGTTTCCGGCAACAAAGACCCGGTTTTCTTCGGTGCGAGCGACAGCCGTTTTACGTGCTCGGTCAAGAGCGGCGTTCTGAGCGGCAGCGCGTTCGGTTTCACAATCGCCTGCCGCAATCTTGTGACCGAGGTGGTAACCGCACCCGCCGCCCAGCAGTAGCCCCACAGCCAGGGCAAGAGCAATGAACCGGAACACATCACGCCTCCTGAAAGTAAGCGGCGTACTTGCCGCGCCGCACGTGCATCACGTTGCGCACATGGGTGTTGGTGATGTCGTGGGCGCTCTGTCCGTAGCCGTGCCAGCGGGTCTTGCTCTGGCTGCTGTAGCGTTCGGCACCGCCGAACCACACCGCAGCGTTACACCCGGCGACCTGGGCACACAAACGGCGGCGGCTATACACGCACCCCTGACCGCAGTTGTAGGCGGCATCGCACATCGCCAGCGCATCGGCGGACGCGGGTACCAACTGGGAGAAGTGGCGGTAGCACTGCCGGTTCTTCACCGTTACAGCCCGCAATTGCATGCGGGGGTTGTAACGGTCGGCCCATGCCCAGGTGGCAAGGGCCGCATCGGCCTTGGCAATATCCGCCAGCGCATCAAAACGCAGCCGGCCGCGGCTGTCGTAGGCGCGGGTGAATTGCCCCAGGCCGACGCCTTCCTCGCGGGATGTCTTGAGCGTGGCATTCACGCGCCAGCCGCTTTCCTGCTCCACCTGGGCGGCCAACACAGAGCGCATCGGCATGTCGGGCCAGTGGGTGTCGATCTCTTGCGCGAGCGTCGGCAGATGCTGCACGGCACCGGGCGGAAGGTCGCCGGCCAGGGCACGTGGCGCGACTGCCAGGAAGAGCAGCCCGGTGAGAATGCACAGGCCGAGGTAGGCAATGCCAGCAGCCACATTCCCGCCCTCGATCATCTCGGCCAGGCTCTTGCCACGCACGGCATCGGCAAAGCCCCGGCGCAGCCAATACACGACGATGGCCGCAGGGAGCACGCCCACCAGGCGCGTCAGCTGCTCAATCAGATCCTGCCCGTGCAGCGGGTCGCGGGCGAAGTACAGGCCCACAACCGCGGCCGAGGCAACACCGAAGACCAGAAAGCGGTAGCCGAACAGGCGGCGGATGGCATCCATGATCAGAACCCGTCGCCGTGAAGGATTTCAGGCGCTTCACGCACCACCAGCACCTGCGCCGAATACACGCACAAGGTCTGCGACTCGCCCGGCTGCAGGGTGTGAGTCTTGATCGGCTGCGGCGTCACAGCACCACCGGGCGAACGGTGATGCACGTCGATGAAGGCCGGATCGCCAGTCTTCTCGTTGTGGGTGATGCTGATGCGGATGGTCATGTCGGCCTCTCAGGTCTGGGAAAGATGGCAGCGGTGCGCGGCGCTGAGGTAACGCCAAGCCTGCCCACTGCGGGCGCACGGGCGCATCTCCTGCTCGGCCATGCCGGCATCACTGCGGGGCACGGCCGACGATTCAGCCGACGGCACCAGCCAGTGCGAGCAAAAGCCGCAGGTCTTGACGACGGGCGGGTGCGGGGCAAGGGAGTCGGGCAGCGGGTACATGGCGCCATCTTCGCGCGCGCGCGGTTTTCAGATAACCCGGAAGGGGTTCCGCGATAGGCGTAAAAAAACCCGCCTGAGCGGGTTTATGAAGGGAGTTCTTGAGGGATCAGATCAGTGCGTCGATATGCTCTGCGTGCGGTTTGGCGTCGCAGTCACCTATAGGCCAAGCGCTCTCTTTACGGGCTCCCAATACTCGTCGCTTGAAGAACTCCATGTCTTTGCACAAAGATCAGCTCGAAAACTCTGCTCCTCCATAAACCTGCTGCACAGGAAAACCCCCAAGAAGATAACGATGAAGGCTTGGATGAAAGAAAAAAGCAAACCGAGCATGCCGCCCAAAATGACAGATCCCCAAAAGAGCAGCCCAGAAAAGAAGGTGTGGTATCTGGCGGTTTTACCCCAAATTTCAGTCTTGGTGCTTCCATAAGTAAAGGGTGTATCGCCCTGAAAGTCTGAAACGTGCGCCAAGAATGCGGATATCTTCGGGTGAACCCAATCGTTTGGATTTCCGCAAGTAGGGCAACTGTCCGCACGAACTGCAATGCTGTGACGACACGAACGGCATTCAATCAGCTCAGTACATGGATCAGTCATCGTGGCTTCCTCAATTTTTCCCAAAAATTCCGGAAGCCTAAAACAACCCGATCTGCTTGTCATCAACCTCCGGCCCGAGGATGTTCCGGATCTGCCGCTCCGACAGACCATGGGTCACTGCCAGCCGGGCATGGGTGGCACCATCTGCGCGCTGCCCCCTGATCTGCTTGTCACGCGCTGCCTTTACGGCGATCTCCCCCTTCGGAAAATCAAACTGATCCTGCCCGCCAAACTTCTCGAAGAACCGGGCGGCCTGCTCATGGCCAATCAGCTTCACGATGGGGTGATCTGAATCGAAGCGCTTGGGCACATACAAGCGCGTACCACCGTAGGACTTCACAAGCACCAGCGTGGCCTGCAAGCCAATGAGCTCGGCAATCTCTTGCAGGATGGGCGGCAGGTAACGCGCTTCGATCTCGATGCTCATACGCCGTGCCTCTTGCAGTAGATTTCAAAGGCCTGGACGATCTTGTGCAGCAGTTCCTGGTCACAGAACTCCAGGGCCGTGGTGCAGCCCACCATCTGCTTCGCCGTCCCTTCCACCCAGCCCTTTGATGCTACGGGCACCTGCGGCGTGAAGAGCTTTCCGCAACGCTCGGCCAGCCGATAGATCTTGCGCAGGTGGGCCTGCCGGTCTGGCAGGCACTTGAAGACGAAGCGCCACTCGTCGGCATCGCCCTTCTTCGGTACCGCCGGGGCGGCCGGGTCGGTGAGCTTCTTCAGATGGACGATGACGGCGTCGAGCTGGGGCACGCTCATGTCGGCCGCGCTGGCCTTGCCGGGCACGATGTTGCCGAGCATGGCGCGGTACGTTGCATCG